TGTTAAAACAATTGACTCTTTTAAAATTTTATGTGGAATATGAACCAAAAACAAATTACCATCATAAAATGAAAGATCTTCTTTAAGATTTAAAGCACCATCAACCATTTTTAAAAATATCTTGAATTGAATTGGGTCAACAAAAGATTCAGATAGAATTGTACCAAAATTTTCGTTGATAATATTAATTTTGTGGTTTACTGGAGTTTTTATCATGTCTTTATTATTTCTACAAATGTAATAAAACTTTTGGTTCTAAAAAAATTATTTTAAAACTTTTTTAATAATATCATAAAGTTGTTCAACTTCTTTTTGTTTTGGTATGTCATATAATTTAAAATACTTACAAGATGTATGTTCATGACCATGAGTTGCATTATTTAAATCAGGTTCTTTTTTGTCTTTGGTATTTTGTAAAAATACAAACATCATTCCTCTTTTGGTTCCGTCATCATTAAAGTTATCTATAATTCCAACAAGATCTAAGTCTGTATTAATTTCAATATCAGTTTCTTCGTGAAATTCTCTTATAGCGGCTTGACCTGGCGATTCACCATTTTCAATACCACCACCAGGTATTGACCAAATGTTTGGTAATGTTTCTTTTGGTCCTCTTTTACAGAGTAAAACCTCATCCCCATATTTAAGAATGACACCAGCACTTTTTCTAAACTTATTCATTGATATTTATAAATATGAAAGTAAAAATAAATAATAACTTATTTGATGTTAAAACTCTATTAACTTCAAAAGATGCTCAAAAGGGTATGATGGGTAAAAAATTTGATGGTTATGATGGTATGTTATTTTTTATGAAAAACGAACCTCATTCTTTTTGGATGAAAAACTGTGTTATTCATTTAGATATTATTTACATACATGATTACAAAATTGTAAAAATACATCACAACTGTAAACCTTGTTTTGAAAATGATTGTGATAACTACAAAGGTAATGGTGATTTAGTACTTGAACTTCCTGGTGGAACTTGTAAAAAATATAATATCAAAGAAGACAATGAAGTTACTCTGCTTTAAAATAAATCTATTTTAACTTGTTTCTTTTCATCAACAAAAGTCTGAACTCTACCTCTCGCAACATCACAATAGTTTGGACTTAATTCAATTCCCAACCATCTACGATCTAATATTTCTGCCGACACCATAGATGTTCCGCTACCAGCAAATGGATCCAAAATCACATCGTTTTTGTAGGACAATATCTTAATCGCCTTTGTTGGTATGTCCATCGAGAAAGTTGCCTTGGTGAGTGATTTAGTATCTGCAAAGTAATTCCACTGACCAAAAACAAGTTCCATAAACTCTTTTTTATCTTTTTCTTCATATACAATTTTTTTCTTTAATGTCCCGTCTTCCTGTTCAATCTCAGTTGGGGCTCCTTTCCATTCTGGTTCACCTTTAACCTTTTTAATGTGGTTTTTTTTGTATGCTAATATCACACATTCTTTTGGATTATAAATATATGGAGAACTGGGACTCATCCAAGATCCCCATGCGGTTGTCTTACTTCTGTGGGGAGAATCTTCTTCTAAATCCACAATTCCAAAGAATTTAAATCCAACTTCTTTCATTATTTGATAAAATTCTGAAACAAAAAATACTCTACCTCCCCTATCTTGAACATTCACTTCGTAAGGAATGTTAATTGAGACTCTACCGTCATCTTTAATCAATCGGTAAGTTTCTGTTAACCATTCTTTTGTCCAACCCCAATACTGGTCCATAGGTAAGTTATCGATGTGCATATCATATTTAATCCCACAATTATATGGTGGTGATGTAACAACCAAATCAACACTACCTTCAGGTAAAGTTTTCATTACCTCAATACAATCTCCATTTATAATTTTTCCTGTTTCTATCATTTTTAAAATATATTTTTTATCATTATTTAAACTATTTCTGTAATTATTTGAGCTAATTTATATCCTGCAAATGCTCCTCCCGCGGCCGAACCAGGGAGAACTATAAACTTACCTAAAATTGTGTCATATTTTTTTCTGTTGACAATATACGAAATTAAAACGTAATACAAAATATAATTTATTAAAACTAAAAAGTCCAATTCTTTTGCGACAAACACAACAATAGAATTACCTAAAAATCCCCACATAAAATTAATAAAAGTTTCTCGTAGTAATTCACTTGGTGTTGTAATTGCATCTAAAACTGAAATTTCTTTACTAAGTCCTGTTTTATTTTTCGATGTTTTCAATATGGTGTTGGAGGTACCAAAGTCCTTTTCTGAGGTCTTCAAGTTCTGTATCTTTTCTTTTTTTTCCTGCACGACTAATATATTTTATTGCATTTCCTAAACTAAACCCTAAATCCCAAGCGTCAATAACTTTTATTGCTTCGTATTCATTATTTTTACCAAATTGGTAATGGTCAGGATGATTTACCATTTCTTTTTCTATGTTAACATTAGATGAATTTACACACTGGCAATTACCATCTCCCCCATTTATTGGGTTACACGCACAATTATCTTTCATTTATATTATTAGTTTTTGTTATTAATAAACTATCTGTTAATATTCTTTTTAAGAACTCTAATTTTAAATTTATATTTTCCATTTTATTATATTTTAAAGATAAAAAGGGTTATTTAACCACTCGTTAAACCTTTCAGTGTTAATCAAATTTAATGATTTTTTTCTATTTTTATCAAAAATAGAAAATTCATAATATTCATTTTTTTTATCACATAATTTTTGAGACCCCCGTTTAATTATCCCAACACCCCAATCACAATCAATTACACACATATCTAAATTAGGATTAGTACATCTTAATTTATAAAAGGATTTCCAAACAGTACCATTCCATAGACCCGTTGCTGGAGTATCATAATTTGAATAATCCTCTCTAGCATGATGTAAAGTTGGTGGATTACAGTCATGAACAACAATAATTCCATTTTCAGAAAGGTGATTCAAGGAGTTTGTAATATCCCTTTCAACTTGGTACGACAAATGAAGTCCATCAATAAAAATTATATCCCATTTATAATTAGAATTTTTATCTAAACTACCGGAATCTAATTGTTTAAAAAATTCGTCAGATGTTAATTTATATTTAACATTATTTATGTGGTTTTCAAATCCTGGGTCAACACTATCTTTTAATTCACAATTTATTAGGTCAAAACACTCAAAAGTATTTCTTACACCAATTTCAAGATACGATTTAAAATTGTATTTAGTTATTAAATCATTAATTATTGTAATTCTGTCCATTTCTATTTTATATTAAATCTTATTTTTCATTTATCTTATTAGTTCTTGTTATTAATAAACTCTGGTTTAACATTTGCTTTAGACTCCATCATTTTTTCAGATAACTCATAATCATCATCATTTTTATACTCCTCCAAAAGTTCTTCTGCGGTCGGTATTCCATTGTATTTAGATTTTAAATCATCAAAGTTTTTAGTATTAACATTTGAAAACATATTACTTAATGTAACCGATAATTCGTCAGCCATATCAATAGTATCACTAATTGCTTTGATAACCTCGTATGGGTTTGCATTGGACGCTGGCCGTCTATCTTCAAGATACCCTTTCCATAATTCTGCAACTAACCTTGGAACTCTAATTGAAGCTCCTCTGTCACTTACCCCCCAACTAAATTTATGGATTGATTGTGTCTCATGTTTACCAGTTAATCTAAGATTATTATCTGAACCGTAAACTTCAATATGTTGTTCTTTTCTTGACTCAAGCGCATTGAATAGTGTTTTGAAATAACCTTCACCCCCAACTTCTCTCATCTTTTTTGTTGAAAAGTTTGTATGTAAACCCGAACCATTCCAATCACCCGCAGTAATAGGTTTTGGGTGGTAGTTAATATGATATCCGTATTTTTCAGATAATTTCTCCATCAAATATCTTGACATCCATAAATCATCACCAGCTTTAATTTTACCTTTAGCAAACACTTGATATTCCCATTGTCCCAAAGCAACTTCAGCATTAACTCCGGTAATTTCAATCCCCATATTTAAACATAAATCCATATGTTCTTCAACTAATTGTCGTCCAACAACATTACTACCGACACCACAATAGTATTTACCTTGTCCTTCAATATGACCTCGATTAAATCCTAATATTGATTTCCCAATACCCTCTTGAATAAAATATTCTTGTTCAAACCCAAACCACATATCATTAACCTCGTCACCTAACATGGTTCTATGGTTTGATTCGTGTGGTGTTCCGTCAGGATTCATTACCTCACAAAACACATACACTTTATTATAACAATCATTCTCACGATATATTCGAACGGGTTTTAATATACAATCAGAACTATATCCTTCGGCTTGTTTTGTTGACGAACCATCAAAGTTCCATTCAGGTACTTTTGTTAAATCAGTAATCACACCTTCAATTACTTTTATCTTACTTCTTAAATTAGGTTCTGGTGCATATCCATCTAACCATACATATTCAATTTTTATCATCTTTTTTACTTTATTTTATTTATATAATACTCACTGATTTTTAATTTTATTTCTTCATCAGTTAACTTTTTAATATACCACTCGTAAACTTTAGACGCAGTTTCATCCATAAAAATAAAAGAATCCGCCTTAAATAACATATCTAATTTTTCATTACCTTCTAAGTAATGATTGATGCTATCAATATCAATAAATCTACTTTTGAGCCCCATTATTCTATATATTTAACCGTTTTTTTACTACCACCACTTTGACTGATATATGTTAATACTTTTCTTTTAAAGATTGGTATTAACGTTTCCTCAAGCGGAAATATATCTTTACAAAACATTTCAAAAACAGGATTATTAACTTCCTCATTCTTTTCATATGTTTTAGAAAATTTAGAAATAATTTCTAACATTGTCAAATTATTTTGTGGTCCTTCGTAAACTAATTTTGTAGTTGTTTTACTTTGATTCTTAACCCTATAAACTTTTTTGGTGGTATATTGCCATACATAAACAATATTTTTAGATTTAAAATAAAAAAACCCTGAATTACTTTTAAAATTATTTTTATTTTTTTTTACAACAATATCGACAGAATCATACACCATACTCCAAATTGATTTTGCAAAATTAAAGTAGTAAAATAATTGTGGTTGTGTATTTTTTAAAATCTGATGGTACTCGTCAATTTCTTCGTCCGCAAGAACAGGAATGTCTTTAACTTTTAAATCCGATAATACTAACTCATCATCATTAGTTAAAAATTTTTTATTAGTATATAAAATTTGGTTTTTATTAAGTAAGGTTTGAATATTCCCTAAATGTAGTGATAGTTCAATAAACATTGGATAGACCTCCATTAATTCCAAATGTTTATTTAATTTTTGGAAATAGTCTAATAAAACGTATTGTTTTTGTTCAGCATCTAAGATACCTTGAAATAACCAATCAGTATCCATTATAAACTCAACTTTTTTATGTCTCCCTTTCTTTTCCATTTATTAAAAATATACAAAAATTTTATAAATAAATGAATACTTTTACTCGACTCTCATAATATAAAAATCTTGCCCATTTACGGTTACTTCCTCATAATCTCCATCATACCCGTTCATAATACCCCATCCGTCGCTATCAACAAGTCCTTTAGCTAAAGCGTCTTCGTCAATAAAATTTTTAATGTCAGCACCATATTCTTTAATATAATATATAGGACTGTCTTCAACATCATTTAACCTACTTTCAAGAAGTTCTTCTATCATTTCCTCGGTAGGTTCATCATCAGGTGTTATATTATCTAATTCTTCTTGTAAGGTATCGATGTGGTCTTGTATTTGGTCATACATTCTATGAAATTCCTCAGGGACTTCAGTGTCAAAATCTAAATTACTTTGTCTTTCTTCATATTCTTCAATCTCTTGTTCTAATTTAGTTTTTTCTTCTTCTTGTTTTTGAGTTAATTTAAAATCATCTTCACTAAAATAAACTTCAGAATTTTGTCGTATATCATCTTCAAACCAATCACTAAAGTAACTTCTAAGATAATCAATATCAATGTATTCATCAATAAAACCCCGATTAAACCCATCAAGTCCAACCTCATCAATATAATTTTTAGCGTATATTAACGCCGCGTCATCCATCTCATCAGAGGTCCCAACACTATAAACCATGTTTGTAAACTCAGGGTTTAAGACTTCAAAACTTTGTAACCCATAAGTACTATATTTATGTGGTGATAAGAGGTAAACATCATTATTTTCATTCTCTAAACCTTCAATATCACCCTCTAAATCACTAATTTCATCATATAAACCAGAAACTAATTCAGGTTCTTCAACGTTGTTATATTTGTCTTGTAGTTTATCTAACTCAATTTTTAAGTTAGATAATTTTTCTTGACCCTCTTCGTCCAATACATCTAAACCAACAGAAATTAAATATTTAAATAAGGCATTAGCCTTTAAACCTACATCATCTGTATTATTAATGTTCCATTCATCGTTATCGCGAAGAACATCCATTTCATTTTTCTTTTTTTGTAATTCGGCGGCTAATCTTTTTTGTTGAACCGGAGTCCCGCCATCCCATACATGGTTTTTGACATTAATTTTTGATATGTCACTTATCTTAGTGTTTGATATATCTAAACTACCCTCAACATAACCAACATTCCCTAAAGAATCTGTTGATGTGTTATTTATTTTTAAATTACCGGTTATCCACAAAGGTTTTCCTTGAAACTTTGGCAGTCTACTAATTCCTTGTCCGTGATACCCCGATAACTTTAATAGTTCTAAATATTCTTCTGGTGATATTTTATAATATTCACCATCAACTTCCTCAACAATTCTTTTAATTAGTTGTTGTAACCCCTGTTCAGTAAGTCTCACTTTATTTGCCATGTCTATAAATACTTGAAAATAAAATAAATTTAACTTGATTTTCTTGACATTAAATATTAATTGGTGATATTTATAAATAAGAATAAACAAATCTAAATATTATTACTATGGGCTGCGGTTGCAAAAATAAAGGAAATCAAACTCAACCTCAAACAGTTTCGACCCCTCAACAAAGTAGTCAAAATCAAACTTTGGCTCAGGTTCAAGGGCAAACTACTAATAACTCTTCTATTCAAGAGTCAATTAAGAAAGTTGTTGAGAAGTACTACAATAAGAAGTAATATATTTCTTATTTCTGTTATTAAAAAGGGGTGATAAACACCTCTTTTTCTATTTATAATCTAAATTATTTTTACTATTAATTGGTATAATTATTAAAAATGAACTACATCAATAAATATTCAAATAAAGGAATCGTAAACAGTTTTGCCGATTTTGTTTTAAAAGAGATAAACAAAGATACAAAATACGATACGGTAGTTGAGATAACTGATTGTGGTAAATTCTTTGTAATAAACGGTATGACAAACTCTTCTAAGATATTAGACATGTCTGACGTTAAAGAAAGGTTTTATAAAGAAAACGAATCCTTGTTGAACAAGTACGGTTATGATAATATAAATGTTGTCGACCTAATCTTATACAATAATGAATTAGTTAAGAAGGAAGAATATTGGTTCACCTTCTATAATACTGAAAGACCGTCATTTAACCAAAAAATGATTGACTTTGTTCAATCAGATAATACTGTTAAATATAATTCAGTATCGGACCATAAAGGGTTCATGGTTGAGTTAGATTTTGGTCATGAGGATACAACAAAATTAAGTTACTTCTCTTATTCACCTCTTAATATTTCATCAGAATTCCCATACGGACATAGTTTAAGTATGGGTAGATTATATTTTTATTATTCAGAATATATTTGTAATCAGTTATTCAAAGTAATTAATTCAAATAAGATATTATTCAAAATATCAACGCTTAAAAACCAAGATTACGATTTTAATATAAGAATAATTTCAGATTCGATTTATCAGGAAGAAACAATTAAATCTATGGTATTGGATGTATT